AAAATGACATGGGTTAGAGATTCGTTAGTACCAGACTTTGAGGAAATATGCGAAAGGAATGGATATCCTGTATCCCCTAATATAGATAAAAAGAGGAATGCTCAGGAGTATAAAATAAAGAATGCAACCTTCCAGTTTGTAGGATTAGATGATACTAAGAAAATTCACGGACAGAAAAGAGATCACCTCTGGCTTAATGAAACAATGGAGATTACCAAAAAGGATTTTGACCAGTTAGAAATGAGAACGAGTGGTTTAATTATTCTGGACTACAATCCTTATGATGATTCTCATTGGGTGTTTGATTTACAGAAAAGAAAAGATGTAAAGAAGATACACTCTACAATGCTTGATAATCCTTATAATCCACCTGCTATCATTAACAAGATTAAAGGATACGAACCTACACCAGAGAACATAGAGCAAGGAACAGCAGATAACTATATGTGGGAAGTGTATGGACTAGGGAAGAAAGCAAGGTTGCAAGGTGCTATATATACCAACTGGGATGTTGTTGAGGAGATACCTACTGACTGTAAACTGATTGGGTATGGGTTGGACTTTGGATATACCAACGACCCTACAGCAGTCCTAGCACTTTATACAAAAGATAATGAATTGTACTGGGACGAGTTACTATATGAAACAGGATTGCTGAATGAGGATATAGCAAAGAAACTCGGATTCCTAGTTCCATCTAAGGAGGTATATATCTATGCAGATAGTTCAGAACCAAAGAGTATTGAAACAATAAGAAGAAAGGGGTTCAATATTAAAGGTGCAACTAAGGGTGCAGACAGTATCAAGTTCGGTATTGACTTCTTGAAGGGTTATAAAATGCACATAACCAAGAGGAGCATTAACCTAGAGAGCGAGTTGAGGAAATACAAATGGGCAGAGGATAGATCAGGCAAATCATTAAATGTTCCAATAGGGAAGAACGACCATGGTTGTGATGCCATGAGGTATGTTGCTACAATGTGTTTGCAGAAGAGAAAAGCAAGGTCATTTACGAGGAAGGCGAAAGTGTTTGTTTAATATGGTAAAATATAGTAGATAATTTAGTCCAAAAAACTATGCCAAAGAAGACAGTTAAAAAGATTGATAAGTTCCCCAAAGAAGATTCCATTTTAAGATTAAGACAATATGGTGTCTATGAGAGGTTACTTGAAGGAGATCATTACTCTGCATATATGTCAGAGTTAGGTAGTAAGTTCTCAGATAGGTATAAATACCTGAAGTATATGACCTGCAACTTTGCAGGGCTTTTATCTAAGGTAATAGCAGATGTACTATTCGGTGAGAAAGTAGTAATTGAATCCAAGGAAAAGAATAAAAAGGAACAGGATTTTATAAATGCCATTGTGCAAGAGAACAACCTGAGCACCCAATTATACGAATCAGCATTGTTAAACTCTGCAAGGGGTGATGCAGTTCTAAGGGTTAGGGTAGAAGATAGCCAGATAAAAGTAGAGGATATAAACCCTGCAATGTACTTCCCAGAATTAACATCAAACTTCAGAGAAGACCCAGATGTGAAAGTTCTAGCATGGAGAGAAGAGTTCCAGAAAGAGGGTGGTAAACTAGAATCATATTTGATTAAAGAGAAGTATACAAAGGGATTGATAGAAACATCTGTATATCTAATGAAAGAAAAGAGTAGTCAGGAGGTATTGAAAAAGGTAGCAGTAAAAACATACAATGAGAAGACAGGTAAGAGTTATAAAGAAAGTGTAAAAACAGGGATTGAGGAGATACCTATTGTTCATATCCCTAACTTCAGGACTAGCAACAAGTATTTTGGAGCATCAGATTATCAGGATCTACAATCATTGTTCTTTGGTATAAACAACAGAATGACTAAGGTTGATAATATCCTTGATAAGCACAGCGACCCTATATTAGCAGTTCCAGAGGGTATTTTAGATGAAGATAATAATGTTAAGAAAGAAGCACTCGGAATGGTTGAGAAAGGGGAAGATGGAGAGATACCAGAGTACATCGTATGGAATGCCAATTTAGAGGTTGCCTTCACCCAGATAGATGAGATGATTAAAATGATATTCCTATTCGGAGAGGTATCACCAGATGTAGTTGGAATGGATATGGGAAAAGGTGGAAAGGTAGTAGAGAGTGGCAGAGCATTGAAACTAAGAATGTTAAGAACCCTTGCCAAGAAGAACAGAAAAGCATTGTACTACGAATTAGGTATACAGAAGGCAATAGAGATTGCTTCATTGTTTGCTAAGGCAGGAAATAAGGCAGGTGAGGTTGGATATAAAGGAGAACCGATAATCCCTAATGTAACATTTGCTGATGGTGTTGTTGATGATAAGGTTGAGGAAATCACAAACGAATCAGTTAAGATTGATAGTGGTTTAACTTCAAGGAAGAGAGCAATCAAGGTTATAGAGGATATGGATGACGAAGAGGCAGATGCAGTATTGAAGGAGATTAAAGAAGAGAACAAAGAGAAAGCAGATATTTCAGATGAAGCATTTCATTTAAGAGCAAGAGTAGATGAACAACAAGGAGTTAAGAACGAGGGTCAAACTGTTCAGCTCAATAGTGGACAAGACAACAAAAAGAATAACAGCAAGAATACTAGCAAGTAAGTCGTATTCACTATTAGAGAAACAGAGGATTCTTAAAGGGATAGATGGAGAACTAAGGAAGATGGTTAGTCAAACCGACCCTTGGTTTCTTTCTAACTTGAGGTATGCATACAAGAGTGGTATGTCAGATGACTTTGCATATTTCAAGAGATTAGGTGTTAAGAGTATGAAATATACTGATTACGATTATGATTCTATCAGGAATCTAGCAGGCAATTCTAAGAAACTATTTGATGAGGCAGTAAGTGGAATAGGGAGATCTTCTAGTAGTATCCTATCAAAAGGAACTAAGGCGAAACTCCAAGCGATAATCTCAGAGGGTAGAGTTGAGAAGGGAACATTGAGAGGTATCAGAGGAATGATGTTAGAGTATATGGATAAGCAGGGAGTGTATTTGTTAGATTCAGCAGGAAGGAAATGGGATGCAGTTAAATATTCAGAGATGTTTGCTAGAACCGAGATGATGAATACTTACAATCAGGGAGCAGTAAACGGAATGTTAGGAAGGGGAATGGACTTGGCAGAAATAACCAGCTACTCAGGTTGTCAATGTGATATATGTCTAGAATGGGAAGGTGAGATAGTTAGTTTAACAGGAAAGACAGAGGGGTATCGTACCCTAGATGATGCTTATAATGCAGGGGTATTTCATCCTAACTGTTTCAGTGATGATACAGAAGTTTACACGAATGAGGGTTGGAAATTGTTTAAGAACTTACAGGGAGAGAAGATAATGTCCATAGACCCTGAAACTCAAGAAATGGAATGGGTTGATTATGTAGAACATATAGCATACGAGTATAAGGGCAAGGTGTTTTCGCTCAAGAGTAACTCATTTGATTTAATGGTTACACCAGACCACATGATGTATGTAGGAACTAATAGTCATGGGAAAGGTGGGAGAGGATATATAAAGTGGCAGTTAATGTCTACAAGTGAGGCGATAAAAAAGAATCATAAACAGTTAAGGACTGCTAACTGGGAAGGCAAGGAGGTTGAATCCCCATTAGAGGGTATAGATATTAAACAGTATGCATTCTTGTTAGGTGCTTATCTAGCAGAGGGTCATATAGATAGGAATAAAGTGATTATCTCTCAAAGTGAGCCAAGAAAGAATAGGTACAGGAAAGAACTATTGGGAATGGGTTTCTATGAAAACAAGAACAGGTTTATTATCAGTAATAAACAATGGGCAAAACATTTTAAGAAGTTCGGCAAAAGTTATGAAAAATATATGCCAGAGTTTGTGTTGGAAGCGATACCAGAAATTCTTAAAGAATTATTAAGAGGTTATCATCTAGGAGATGGCTCTGTAAACAAAAGCAAGTATAAGGGATTTGAATCTAAATCTAAAACCTATTTTACCTCAAGCGAAAGGTTGGCAGGACAATTAGGGGAAGCAATATTTAAGGTCGGTAAGTATCCAAGTTTTAGGAAACCACCAAAGCCAAGGGCTGTGAAGTTTAGTAATGGGGAATATCTACCGAAGCACGCCTGTTGGGTAATAAGAGAGAATAACTCTAAGAGGGCGTACTACAATCTAAGTCCAAGTATTGCTTATAGGGGAGTTCAATTAAAGAAAGTAGATTACAATGGGTATGTTTATGATGTAGAGTTGGAAAAGAATCATGTGTTGTTAGTAAGAAGAAACGGCAAGACAGCATGGAGTGGAAACTGTAAACATAGATTCAAACCATACTACAAACCATTGAAAGAAGAATACGATTCAGGGAATCAAGTTTTTAGTAAAAGTGGCAGACTATTGCATTCTATCTTGTAGGTGTGATATATTAGAGTGTTTAATATTATTTGCTGTAAACGAGTATGAACTCGTAAAAAACGAATTACGGCAGAAAGGAAGTTATTATGACAAAGCAATCCAAGAATGCTACTACTGAAGAAAATCAGAAGGTGGAAGCAACTCAAAAGGTAAAATCTGAGGAGATTAAAAAAACCGACAAACCTGCTGAGGAGTTAAAACTAACTGATGAGCAATGGACTGAGGTCTTCAAGCATCCGAGGTTTACTCAATTAAATGAGAAAGCCAAAGAAGCAGATAAATTGAAGGAAGCCACAGACCTAGAACTTCAGAAGAAGTTGAAAGAGGAGGGCAAGTTTAAGGAACTTCTTGAGGAAAGAGAGAAGGAAGTAGAAACATTAAAGTCTTCCCTATCGGAGAGCAGGTTGAATAGTGAGATAGTAAATATTGCTTCAAAACTAAAAGTAGTGGACACCGAAGCAGTAGTGAAACTCCTAGACAAATCTAAACTCATGACAGGAACAGATGGCAATTATCTCAACACGGAAGAAGTCGTGAGAGAACTTTTGACTCAAAAACCTTATCTAGCAGAGGTTAGTACTAATGATGGCTCAAATATTGGTTCTAAGGCAAATGCGACTACCAAAAGTCAAAGTGGAGATTTTATAATCTCAAAGTCAGAATTGACTGAAAAACTAAAAGACCATAAGTGGTATTTAGAGAATAAAGAAGATATTGATACTTGGACTAAAGAAGGTAGGATAGACTACAGTAAATAAAATTAGAAAATAGAATAATGACAGATTATAGTTCAATAAATGTAACTCAAGCAGATGCATTCATTCCAGAGATTTGGTTGAATGAAGCCATCACGGCATTGAGATCATATCTTAACCTTGCCAAAACAGTAAGGAGAGATTTGGATTCTTCAGTTGCAAAGTTTGGTGATACAATCAATATTCCTAAAACAGGAGCATTGAGTGTTAATGCCAAGGTAACTAACGAAAATGTTACACTTCAAGCACCTGCTGACGATGTTGTGCAAGTTACTCTTGACAATCATAATGAGGTAACATTCCTCGTTGAAGATGTCGCAAGAGCAGAGGCAAATCAAGATGTTAGAGGTTTATATATCAAAGATGCAGTAATTGCTCTAGCTGAAGAGTTAGAAACAGATATTGCAGGTGAGTATACGGAGGCAGATAATGATATCACCTTCTCATATTCAAGTGATGCCGAAGTTGAAGCATCAATGCTTTTAATAAGAAAGGCATTTGTAGATGCAAAAGCACCTAAACTTGACCCTAAATTCCTTTATGCAAGTCCAACTGCAGTAAATCTTTTACTGGGAACAGACAAATTCACAAAGTTGAATGAGTATGGTTCAAGAGCACCTATCGTAGAGGGTGTACTTGGTGATATGTTCGGAATAAATACTTTTGAATCTCAATTAGTAGTTTCTGCAGGTTCTCCTGCAACGGAGCATATGTTGGCTTATACCAAAGATGCTATCGCACTAGTAATGAGAGCATTACCAACTGATGGTAATGGTGAAGGGGTTTCTCAAACAGTTGTAACTGACCCAGATAGTGGAATATCAATGAGATTAACTGCTTCCTACAGCCCAAATGCTTTAGGTAAACAGGTAACTCTTGACCTTCTTTATGGAATAAAGACAGTTAGACCTGAGTTCTTATTTGATGTAAACATTACTTAATCGGTAATAGTTTATAATTGTTAATGGCATGATGGGGGCTTACTGCCCCTATTGTGTTTTATGTAATTTATGCTACAATAGATTATGGCAATCCTAGTAAACAAAAGAGGCAGATTAGTAGAGGTGGACAAGCAGGAGAGGATAGATTATCTTATAAAGAAAAGGGGTTACAGGTTTGCTAACAAGTTAGAGAAAAGAAAGTATTTCAGAGTGAGAAAAGTTGTAGCACCAGTCAAAGATGGCAATGGTGTGTTCTTTAGGAAGAATAACAAAAGCCCTCATGGATATGGACAATCAACTACACCTCTCATAATGGCATTAGAAGATGCAGGAATCCCTGTTACACATAACTACACAGGACAGAAAGTTGGAGTAGTTTATTCATACCCTCACCCACTAGAAAGTTTGCAGACAGAATTTAAGGTTCTGTATTCAATGTTTGAATCCACAAAGATAGACCCTGCATGGATACCATACTTAGAAATGGCTGATAAGATATTTGTCCCGAGTAAGTTTTGCAGAGATGCCTTTGCGACCAGAGGCATTTCTACAGAGGTTATTCCGTTGGGATATAATCCTGACAATTTCTACTACCAGAAGAAAGAAGATGATGGAGTGTTTACATTCTCTATGTATAATGCTTTTGACCATAG